GAATTATGAGTTCGTTGCCTTAACCGCTCGGCCATCAACCCTTGACCTATTTAGGAAAAAATAAAGTAGGAGAGATATTAAAAAAATCGGCTAATTTTTGAACGTGAATATCTGTTATCTCTCGCTGCCTATTAAAAATATCATCTAGGATTGATTGATCCTCAAAAATAGATAATAAGTCTTGCTTTTGCAAGTTCTTTAGTTCTAACAAAAATTTCAATAGCTCAACTCCATAAATATCAGGTATTGGCTCTTGATTTTCCTCATACTCATAAATCAAAGTTCCTAAAACATTTAAATACTCCCTTTCTTCTATTGTCAATTGAATTTTATCTAATATGATTTTATCTAAAAAAGAACTGATAACTTTTTCTGTGTTTTCTAGCTTTTCCTTGTCGTAAATAGGACGAGGAGGGTATTGTTTTAATAATTCTAAGTATTTATTTGTATCAAACATAGTGTGACTGTAATCGCTGTAACTTTTTATCATAGGTCAAGTCTTTGATTTTGTCAATATGTTTGATTTTAAGTGGGTTGGGCTGGATTTGCACCAGCGTGGAATTAAATCTACAGATTTACAGTCTGTCGCCTTCGACTACTCGGCCACCAATCCTTGTTTAAATTTATCCTATCAGAATTAAAGTTATTTGTCTATAACTTTGATAAAAAAATAAATTAGATTTACTTTTTCCGATGTCAGTGTTTTGATTTTCATTAAGATTTCTATTAATTTATCCTTAAGTTCTTTTTTAGTGGGTTCTGTGTCACTTGGTTGATAGATGAAAGTTTTGGCACTCCCATCTTGTTCTATTTTAGTCAAAGTGTATTTTTCCATTGCCTTGTTCTTCAATAAGAAATCCTGATATATCAAAATGATATTCACTGTCACCATTTTGGGAAACTACTATTCCCCCAAACTCTAAAAGTTTATTGTCAAGGAATTGCTTAGATTGTTTTAAAGAGATGTAATTCTCTATAGCAAATTCCTTAGCACTAATCGGCTTTTTGTACCGGTATTTAAAGTCTATACCAAGTTTTTTGTTTCGAGTGTCAGCCCACGAGAAATAGGCTAACCATGTTCCCAAGAGAAATCCTAGCAATAAAGTTGGTATTCCAATAAGATAAATTTCGTGATTCATTATTTATTCTTTATAATTATTAATAGTTTCCCAGAAATAAATTACTAGCAGAGATTTATTTCTTTTAAGTATTAGCTTTTGCCAAAAACGAAAACTTTCAAAAAAGTTATCCCATCCACGAGGGACATCAACAAAAATACTATCTAAAATGATAAGTAGATACCTCTCGACAAAATTGCGTATTGTTAAGATTAAAGAACGTGGTTTTATTTCCATTTCTTTTAGTTCCGCTTTGGTTAATTTTTTCCTTAAAAATTGACTAATCTTTTTATCTAGTTGTGTTTGATTCATTGTTTTTTTTCGGGTTTAATATTTAGTTTAATCTTAGTAAGGCTTAAGCTTAATTGTTTCTGTGGCCCGGTGGGATTTATCCCACAAAGGAGTAGATGTTTCAATCCCTAATAAGGCTTAAGCTTAATTGCTTGAAGTTCTTTTGTAGTGGGTTCTGTGTCACTTGGTTCATACTTGCAATCTACTTAACAAGTCAAGCCGATTGTTACCTAAAACCGACTGACAGCGACACTTTAGCGGTTCCTTGCAATCTACTTAACAAGTCAAGCCGATTGTTACTATGAAATCGATTGACATTGAATCACTTCTCAGTGGGACTTGCAATCTACTTAACAAGTCAAGCCGATTGTTACGTGGCAACGACCTATCGCCCTATCTGAATTGGCAACTTGCAATCTACTTAACAAGTCAAGCCGATTGTTACCCAGTCTCCCAGAGTGTAAGCTGCGTATAGCCTGCGTTGACTGTTTGCGCGGGTTGCGAGTGGATCGACCTTTTCCTTGTTTTTTTCTTGGGTGTCACTGGCTCGGAGGTCAAAACCAGTAAGGTTTCGAGGGTTTCTTCGCCGAGTAACAATCGGCTGGACTTGCTAAGTAATTCCTCCTGCGCTGATTCCTTATCGAAATCCTTCAGAGGCTTAACTTCCCCGGTACAAGCCGGGTAGCTTCTTACGAAGTCTGCTTTCCCTAAGATGTTGATTGCGGCGGCCACATCTCTGGGTAAAGTACATCCACACTCTAAACATTTATGGGTGCGGGTTGATAAACTTTTTTTAACACGATTGCCACAGCGAGGACAATCTTGGCTAGTATAGGCTGGTTGAACTTTGATAAACTCTCGGTTGGGAGTTTTCATTTTCGTTTCAAGAAAACCAGTTAATTGTCCTAAACTAGCATCAGCAAAGGATTTATTTAATCCCCCTTTGGCTTTCGCGTTATTGCGTTCGTAGCCTTTACCGTCTTCTCTTTTTTTCGGTTTAGGTCGTCGCATTAAATTCTTTAAGTTGAGGTCTTCTACGGCTACAGCGCCATGATTTCTAGCAATATCGGTACTTAGGGCATGATTAAATCCTTTGCGTTGTCTTGCTATTTTTTCGTGAGTTTTGGCAACTTTAGCACGAGTTTTAGCGAGATTTTTGCCGTCTTTATTTTCCCCTGCTTTATACTGTCTAGCGGTTTTTCTTTGCAGTTTTGCTAGTCTTTTTTGCTGTTTTCTATAGTATTTGGGCGGGTCAATTTGTTGGCCGTCGCTGGTACTAATTATATATTCTAGTCCTACGTCAATACCGATCGCTTTATCGGAATCAGGTAGATCATCTACTTCAAATTCACCAAATAGACTTAGATAATATCCCGATGGGTATTTGATAATTGATACGGTAGAGGCTTTTCTGTCACCCCACCGAATATCTAAAGTATTGTTGACAATCTTTAAATCGCCTAATGTTTTGCCACAGCTACCTATAGATATTTTATCCCCTTTTCTAACAGCGCAATTGCTGATCTCAGAATAAAGAGATTTAATTTTATCTTCTTTTCTTTTAAATCTAGGAAGTTTTCTGTCTAAATTCTTTTTATCGAGTTTGGTGTAAGCTTTCCAGGAATCAGCAAGCTTTTTTAAAACCCCTTGGACAAAAGCCATAGGGATGTCCTTGCATAGTTCTGGACATTTTTCTTTTGTAATACAGCCACATAACCCAAAATAATTATCAGATTTTAACCGCCGTTGAATAGGGATATGGACAGGATAAGAGTAACCTGCTTTTTGTCTTTTTTCTCTAGCTATCTGTATTTTAACTTTTTGCTTGCCAGTTAAATATTTAGGGGTGTAAAGGGGATTAGGAAGGGATTTACCTTTTTCGTTTTTTAGGGAGTCAATAAATTGAGTTTTTTTAGCTAAACGACGTTTAACCCGTTTAACTGGTTTTCCTGTTATTTTCTCAAGCTCGTCGTAATACTTATTAAGCTGATATTCCATCAGTAGCTCTAGCCCAAAATTCCAGACAGCTTTAAGCTCGTCCATCCAGCGATCAATATAGGTTCGCTGAGTGGCATTAAGGTTAAGTTTTATGTCCGCAATAGTTTTCTTGACTAGCATGGCTTTTATGGATCGACCTTCTTTCATTCTTATTTAAATATACCATAAGCTTTACAGAAATGTCAAGTAAGAAGTCTAAAGATTTTTTGGGATACCAGTTCCCACATCAGAATTTATAGCCCAACTTTTATAAAAATTAAAGGCGGTAGTATCAATATGAAGGGGAAACCCTATAGCTTCCCAATAGTATAATAGTCTTGGCACGTCAACAATCTGAACCGTATAATTTAATCCTGTTTCAGTGATGATAAATTTTTCAAAAATCTCTGGGGCAACTAAAACAGAACAATAGCTAGTATCGTCAAATTTACCAGATTTTTTGGCTAATTCAGAAGTAATTGCGATCAAAATCTCTTTTGTAAGCAATCTTTCTTGCGATATATTGCAACTATCTAAGTTAGTCCAAGCGGTAAATTTAACATAATCAGATCGGGGATTAAACATAACTTATAGTAGAAAAAGGTGCTAAACTATATTTGACTAACTTAAATCTACCATAAGCCTACTAGAAATGTCAAGTAAAAATTATTATCCTCTTAACGTCCGTACATCAGAATCAGAAGAGAAAAAGCTAAAAAACTACTGTAAAGCCCAAAAGCGGTCAATAACCGAGGTAATCCGGGAATTGATTAGAAGTTTACCCGATAACTAATCAAGGGTGTTGTCGGGATAGCTAACACAAAAAGTGCCAGTTCACAGACCGGCACTAAAGTTGCTTGCTCTTCATTCAGGTAGCAGTAACGCTCAGGACGACCGCCGCTAGAGCCTTCTAGCGGTTTCGACATTTGAAATGCGACAACTCCAAACTCTTGAATCTCGTTAATGTATTTTTCTATGGTTTGACGCAAGGCGCAGTGTTCAATCCCCAACTCACCAGCAATCAAACGAGAATCAAGGACAAGACAATCATTCTGTGATACTATAATTTTGTAACTCGTCAGCAGAAGGCTCATAACTTGGCTCATAAAGGCTCATAACTTGGCTCATAAAGGCTCATAACTTGGCTCATAGCTGAATCTGTTTATGCGCGTAAAATTACTGATAAACAATCTAACTTCCCACGGTATCGCCTCTTAGTTACGAGGAAAAAACTCTGGACATCTTTTTTTAGCGTTTTCAAGGATTGCTTCTGTTTGACCTCTCACAATTTCATCGCGCAAAATATACAGTATTTCTGATCCTGATCCTGTCCCCGTCCCTACTCTTGCTGTTGCGTACGGAAAAACGGCAGAACTGATCGCCGATGTGGTTTCCCCTAGTGTCAGTCCAGACTTAAGATACTGACAAGTTCTTTTCTCAAGTATCTCTTGAGTCTGATTATCGAGGGACAGTGCCACGGTAGGCAACACTCCCAAAAACAATAAACTTAAAATAATCTTTTTCATCGGGATTAAGGTAGCTTTCTATTATTTTACCACTCCTAAAGTAGGTACTCGATAAATTAGTGCAGGCGGGTATTCATGAATATAGGTCTTCATCACGCCATTTATTGAGTCAGCATGAATATACTCCCCATCTCCCAGATAAATCCCCACATGACCATTTATACCTGATTTACGGAAGACTAAAATATCTCCTTTATCTGGACTACCTTCTACTCTTGTCAAGATACCCTCGATAAATCTCACTAAGAAATTGTTCCGGGGAATCCGTTCGTAGTTTTCAATAATGAAATCATGGGGCAAGAATCCGACTTCAATCCCTACGCCAGCGATAAATCCTACACAATCGGTTCCAATCCCTTTAAGCGATTGACCATGAAACCAAGGAGTACCGAGCCATTCAAGAGCTTCGGTAACAATTTGATTACCCAAAGAATCGTTTTTTAGTTCGTTCATTTTGTGCATTTTCCCGTTCTTTCAATTGATTCAAACTATACCCCATATCATTCCGTGATTCTACAGTCACGTTATTGGTGTTATTAATTACCAAAGACTGATTAGAGCTATTGTTATTTGAGGTTGTGGAGTAATTAGGCTTACCCCCGACAAATCCTCCATTAGCATAGTTCTTAATAGGAGCATTATTTCTGTACTCTAGATATGCTTCTGTTTCTTTAGGGTTAAGAACCAATTCGTCTTCATTAGCTACGATCAAGCGAGGTTTTCGGCCTCCCGACATTGCTCGTTCGCGCTGAAAAGCTGAAATGATATTTTTCTCTATCGGAACATTGGCATCTCCAACTTTCCCGCCATCACTAAATAAGCTGAATCCTGTACCTAGAGAAAAGGCAGAAGCCGGAGCAGAAGCAAAGCTAGAGGCTCCTACACTACCAAGTGATCCAATCGAACCAAGTCCCCCAAGTCCTCCACTAAAAATCCCTGTTATTCCGCTAAGTAGCCCGTTAAATAAGCCACCTCCGCCACCGCCACCAAAAATAGAAGAAAAGATGTTACCTACTGGTTTGAAGATACTGTTTAGAGCATTAGTGAAAAAGTTACCTACTGGACCAGTAATCGAATTAAATAGCGACTCAAAAGCTTGAGTAATTGGTTTGGTAAATCCATCGATAGCAGAAGTTAGAGCATCGATAGCAGGCTTGGTAATACCCTCGACAAATTTTGTCATGATATTTAATCCAAGACTACTAAAAGCCGATCCTATTCCTTTTCCTTCTCTAATGTCAGAGAAAAAGCTTTCAGCTGCGCCACGATTTGGGGAAGCGTCTAACTCTGCTCGTTCTAATCTTAATTCTGCAAGGTTTTCCCATTCCGAGCGAATATTAGCCACATATTCAGCGTATTGTGGTAAGTCTTTGTAAGGCTCTAAATAATTTTCTAGTTCCTCTTTTTCTTTTTGTAGGCTAATACGTTCGGCAAGGATAGCAGAATCATCAAATAAAGTCGGTCGGGATTGATTCTCTAACTTCATTCTTTGAACAGTTAAATCATTTAACCGATCACGAATACTCCTGACTGTATCTCTGGTTTTTCTAAATGATGCTTCTAAGGTAGCTACTCCCTGATTCTTGCCTAATTGTTCAATTGCTTGATCAAGAATTGCTACCTGTTCTTTAGCTAATTCAGCGCGTTTAGCTAAAGCATCAATACTATCTATCATTTCTTTGGTAAATTCAGGGGGGAGAGCTATACCTTTTCTTTGAAATTCTCCTAAGATTTCTTTTATCGCGTCGCTGTATTTTTGTTGAGCCTCAGCATTTAAAAGTAAAGTCCGTCGCTGGTCTTCTAGTGATTCAATTTGAGAGCGATATTGACGAGAGACTTCTGTAGCACTCTTATTAATTTCTTCTTGTACTGTCAGATACCCTTTAGAGTTGATAGTCAAATCAGCGACATTTTCGGAAGCATTTCTTAAAGTACGTTCTAATGCACGGGCATCTTCCTCTTGCTGCCGTCTAAATTTCATTGATCTGTCAAGAGCCTTGTTTAGATTTTGTTGCTCTTCTAGTCGTCTTGAAAACTCCTCAGCGTTTTGATTAGCTGTTTCAGCGTTGCGAATTTGATCAGCCGCTGCGCCAAGATTACCCGTAGGAAGATTGGGAACGGGAGGCAAATTAGGACTCTGGAAGTTAATCGGATTGTCTTTAAGAACCGGTGGTAAATCGGCATCCCAGAAATTATCTCGGTTTTGATTAGGTAAAGTCGGTAACTGAGCTATGGGTGGAGGACTACTAAATTCTGGTCCACCTTTTCCTTCTTTTGTTTCTTCTTTTGTTAAAACACGGGCAGGAGAAGGGTTAGGGGTGGAGTCTTTAATGGATTGGCTAATTGCATTAGTAGCATTAGTTATTATTTTTCGATTATTT